TCTGTTTGCATGGTTATAGTCATATTGTCAATAGGAAAAATCTCATTGTATGCATTGTATGCTTCATTCTTCTTTATGTCGACCATGTTCCCTACCATTTTTGCTTTGGGTGTGAAGGGTTTGAATGATTTGCAAGTTAAAAAGGCGTCCTCGTATTTGGTTATGGGTGTTGCAGGAGGGGCGGTGTTTCCAATTTTGATGGGAGCAATAGGTGCAACACACATGGCATTTGGATTTGTACTGCCTTTGCTAGGTTTTCTTTTTATTTCTTATTTTGGATTTAGACAAGCAAAAAGTAGCCCGGTAGAATGAATATGATACCTGATTTAATAGTGGATGTTTCAAATATAATGATTATGTTTGTGGACAGTAAATTATTATATTTCTAATACTTAAATTTAAAAATTATGGGTTTTATGGAATCTTTAGGTCGGTTAATGGCCGGCATGTTTAAGTCACAGCAAAATAGTTGGGAAGAAAATTTAACGCTAGAGCAAATAGAGGACATGGAAAAGCAGGGATGCGACATGACCGAGTATAGAAAGCGTTTTGCTGAACGTGAAGCTGCTGAAGAAGCACGCTTAGCTGAAATAAAACAGAATAGTTTAAATGCGCTTGATATGGGAAAACTTGAACCCTATTTTGCCACTCCCCGTGATCCTGAAAGTGACTTTGTTAAAGATGTAATTAGCTTTAATAAACTGTCTTCGAAAAAAGGCAAAGCATTAGCCGATGCTCCAATCATTTATGGTTCTGTGGTACAAGCGCATTATGCGTTGTATGAACCGGGTGAAGACGAATCGTATGCTGCAGTTTTCTGTTTTGCTATGGATGAAAAACACATGCATGATGAGGCTTGGCTAAGAGAACTTGCCGGAAAGATTTCTGATATGAAAGAAGGCGGTGATGTACCAGCTGATAATGCTAAATTTATCAAAACCATTCGTGATGACCAGAGCATGTTCTGCTTTAAGTTAGGTGAAAGCCTTTGTGGTGATGCCGATGCATGGTGTGCTACATGGACTATTTCTAACCGCAAGAAGTTACCATTGGGCTATTTACCTGTAACTAAAATACTACCCATCGTAATTACTGAATATCCGGAAGTAAATCAATTTGCTGCATTTGAATTTGTTCCATTGCAGTATTATACAAAATAAGAAAAACGAATCATGCAGTTTTATCCTCCTTCATTGCGAAGGAGGATTTTTTTGTTTTTATTCTATCACAACTTATACTATCTTTGCCTGATAATCTTAAGAATGGAGAGTGTGAAATGAATCGAATTGAAAAGGTAATAAATAAAGCTATATGGAATCGGAAAGAACACTTTGAGCATTTCAGCGCATTTGACGATCCCTTTTTCGGCGTGACGGTGAATGTGGATTGTACAAGTACCTATCATTATGCAAAAGAAAAAGGTCTTTCTTTCTCTTTACTCATATTACACCGCATCATTACTGCCGCCTGTAAAGTAGAGGAGTTTCGTTACCGTATAGAAGGAGACAATGTGGTTTGCTATGATAGTCTTACACCCGAAGCCACTGTAGGTCGGGCAGACCATACTTTCTCTTTTGCATCGTTTGAATATGATACAGATGAACACGTTTTTGTGCAGAAGGCCAAGGCTGAAATGGAACGCTTGCAGCGAACTACAGGCTTAAACAAAACAGGTGTATACTGTCCGAATGCTATACATTACTCTGCTGTACCCTGGTATGCTTTTACAGACATGAAACATCCAACAAATATGAATTCAGGGGATAGCGTTCCCAAGATCTCAACAGGTAAGTTTTTTCGGGATGGCGACAGGTTAATGCTTCCTATCTCAATCACTTGCCATCATGGTTTGATGGACGGGTATCACGTTGGGCAGTTTTTGGAGGTGCTCGATCTGTAGGCGGTTGGTGTTGGCTATTTTATGGTTAATAATTAAGTGCAATAAATTTTATTGTACGATCCGGTTTTTCATCTTTTTATTTGGATTTTTGCATTCGCGACTATACTAATACACTTCTCCGATCTCTCTATTGTTAAGAGCGTTTATTCTCTTATTCGCATATCCTTTTATCAATCATCTCTATATACCCAATTCTTAAATAGGAATAACTGGGTATTCAAGCATTTATATTCTCATTTCAATACTAAACGTTTATCGTGGGTTAGTATATTGTTTTACAACAGTTATATTAATTGTCATTTGTTTCATGTAAAAAAAGTTTTTTCTTGGAGAGAACTTGAGTTTATTTGATTTGAGGTTTTTGTAACATTTACGAAATCGAAAAAAGCTATCTGTTCGTTTATTGACCTTGAAAATGCTAGATGATAACCAATTTAAAGCCATAAAAAACGATGAAACTAGTGACCGGGATCGAACAATTTATCAGTGGTCGTGCTCCTCCTGTATTCTTTTCACTTTCATCTGAAAAGATAATAAACCTATCCAACAAGGAATTTTAGCATTGAGATATTAAAATTTACTAATATAAAATTAGTCATGGATAAATATTCTACAATTATATCTAAACGTGAAGAAATTAATAAAAAGAAAGAGCAATTGGCTAAAGAAGAAAAAGAAACCGCAGACCCTACGCTAACCGACTTTACTCTTATTCCGGAAATATATCAGGAATTCTGTAGACTTCAATTGCTCAACCCGGATCATTGCCTAAGCGTTGGTGATAGAAAACTATTGCTTTTCATTATACTCAGGCTATACTCACCTCTTTCTTTACTTGAAGGAAGGAGATTACTGTATGGTTTAAGGAGCCATTTGGGAGATGCACTCAAGATTGCTCCTCATTCCATTATCTCCAACAATATTAAGGACCTGAATTTTTCTTATCAAACATTCAAAGAGTTTAGCAAGAAGATAGATGAGTTATTTGACGCAATTATAAATTACTTAGTAGATAGAGGGATGATGTCTGTTTAAACCTCTTATTATCCCTGTTTTGATGGTGATTGAAGGTATTCTGTGACAATAATTTTATTGTCATGTATGAATGGCTAAATTTTATTTCGGTTTGGCTGTATGGCATTACTTTTACAATCTCAAAGGAAAACGAGATTAGGATATTAATAAACAACTGTTCTGTTTTCTGATGAGTGTTTTTTTATTTATTAATTTATTTACTAACAAAAAAAGTTTTATGATTACAGCAGTAGGAATTAAAAAGCTGTTCTATGGAGCAACAAGTTTGATCACAGCGGATCTGACTAAAGAGGGTTTATTAGACATCATCAATGATGTGGAGTTGAAAGAGGTAACCAACGTACATCAAGACACATGGTCGCTCGAAGAAGCTGAGCCAAGTAAAACCGGTTACAAGAACCAACTGACGGGCAACACGTATCGCGAAGACGTTGATATGGGCGATGTAACGATGAACTTTACCATTGGTGAGTACGATCATCGAACCAAGGCCGATTTGATGGGTGGTACAGCTACTGCCTCTTCTTGGAAGCGTTCACGTGGAAAAGTGAAAATCGAAAAGATGTTCATTGCTTTGACCGAGGACGATCAGTATGTTGTTTTCCCACGTGCATCCGTGATTGGCCGTGAATCGAACACCGACGGTGCCGTTGGTTTGGCTGTTGCAGCAACCGCTCTGGAGCCCACAAACGTAAACGTGATGTCTGAGTATTGGTTTGATATGAGTTTAACTGACTGATAACCGGTACTACACATTTTGTATTTAAGCTTATGCTGGAGGTAAGCAGTCGTGAGATTTCTTACCTCCCCCTTTAAAATTAAATCCTGGAAACATGAATAACGCAGCAAAAATAATATCCGATGCCATCATCGGTAAAGACTTCCGGACAGTTATTATAGCCGGAAAAGCTTACACCATTTACCCTCCTACCATTCATCGGCTGGCTGGTGCGATCTCCAGTTTGTCGGAAGTCGATATGGAAGACGGTGCTACCATAAAGCAAGTCCTTTTATCGTTGAAGGAAACGCCTGTTCAATGCGCTACGGCACTATCGTGGTTTATCAAAGGCGATGAAAGCCTCTCTTTAACACTCGGTGAGGGTACGTTTGATGAGGTTGTCGATGCCTTGTGCGAAGTCTTTTCGCTTGTTTCTACCGAGGTTTTTTTGAAAGCTGTCATCTTAGCGAAGAACGTAGCAAGCCTGGCAGCAAAACTGAAATAGCGGGCAATGAAACCCTGCTCGGACAAATTGCATCGTTCATTGAAAATCTGCATTTGTCCTATCACGATATTGTTTATGAAATACCTTACCGTAATCTGGTGCTTATGCAACGCGATAAAATCCATTCCGTAATTGGAGATAAAGTGAAGCACGAGTCAGGAAAAGCGATGGCGGCACGAAGGAGGAAGAATCCATGAGCAGTCAATCGATAACCGAAGAACTCATTGCGGAACTTGCTGCTTTCGACTTTCAGAAATTCAAAGAACAAGCCGATTACAGTATTAAGCAGTCTACAATAGAGTATCGCATGGCCAAATATGCTGCCCTCAATGTCGATTTTGTTGAAACAGTCAACGAACTTCACTTATATACCAATGCCATATATGATGCTATAGTCTGGGGAAAGAAAACAGCATCCAAAGTCTGAATACCATGGAAAAATATTTTGCTATCATATCCGAGTTAAAACTTATACGCCATCAACAAAAATTGCTCGCGAAGAGAGAAAAAGAAGTGGCTGCTCCACGGCTGACTAATTTGGATCTGATTCCTGAAATCTACCGTTATTTTTGTCAACTTTGTCCACACGAGGGCGAACGTCGTCAAAGTGTCCGGCAACGGAAACTGTTTATCTTTGTTATACTCATGCTCTATTCACCTGCCGCAATGGTGGGAGGGAAGATGCCGCATGGTTTGAGAGAACGACTGGGGGATGCACTCAACATAACCGCACGTTCTACAATATCAAACAACCATTCTGATCTAAGCTTTCTATATCAAACATACAACGATTTTCGCGAGGAAGCCGACAATCTTTATTTTGAAGTAGAAAAGCATTTGATAAGCACTGGGTTAATAATAGAGTGAGTGAACCCTTCCTTGAGCAGGTGTGTTCAGTCCTCCATATTCACGTCATTGCGAGGGCTTGCCCGAAGCAATCCAGTCTATGTGTTTTCTAGATTGCTTCGGGCAAGCCCTCGCAATGACGTGAATATAGAGGACATGGAGGAATGCTTTAAAATGACAATTTGTCAACCTTCACAGAAACCTCAAAAATGCATTCACCTCCGCTCGTTTCCTGAACGATCGTCTGTATTTTACATTTTGCAAATTCGAAATGATCTATTTTTAGTTAATGCTGTAGGGTTTTGTTTGTGTTTTTGTTTGATTTGAATTAAAAATAAGTAAAGAGTTTGTTTTATTGGTCAAAATGATTATTTTAAATTGTTGCTCAATATTGCTTAAATAGAATAAAAACGCATCAAATTAAACAAATCATTCCCGTTATTTTATTTTTCTTCGTTCTGGAAAGTCGAAAAATAACTCTTTTGAATCCTTGTTAAACACGGCGACAGCCAGCATTAATAATGGCGAAAACCAGGATTAATAAATATATGCGGTCATGTTAATCACGGCTGCAGCCATTATTAATGTTGGCTGCCATCGTGTTAACCACGGCTGTCGTTTTTTTGTTTGATATTTGCATCATAATTGTTGTTTTTGGTTGTCTATTTCTCTTCAATATACGATCTTTTTGTATCTTTTCGCTTTGAAAATGTGAATTTGAGCAGAAACAAAGCTCGTTACAAGTACTTCTGGGCGAGGTTGTTGCTGGAAAAATATGATAATTTGAAGAGTTGAGTTTTCAAATAGTAAGGTTGTTGTATTAAAATGCGTTGTTTTGATCTATATTCGTCTAATGTGCTTACAAGATGATTATAATTTCAATCCACTGTTTATGTGTTTTGAGAAGATCCTTTAAATATTGTCGCGAGGAAATTTAAATTTTCTCACGACAATATTTAAAGAAAGGCACGACGATATTTAAGGAAATGAAGAATACCTCACTGCCTATTTACTCTACTGATTGAATAGAATAGAAAACAATAAAATAAAGCACTATACCGAATGATTTTGTGGTTTTCGTTATGATTAGCACAACGGTTACTATATTAAACTAAGAAGGTCGTAGAGATCTGACTGCTATCTCTACGACATCTTAATAGTATCTCGTAGAGATAACAATAAGATCTCGTAGAGCGTTATTCATCTTATATAAAACCTTTTGACAGTTTTTACATAATCGTTATCTTTAGTGTTATTGTTCGAAAGCCAATTCTATGGCCTTAAAAAACGAAAAGTGGAGAATATTGAAGAATCACTTTTTAATAAATGTTTTTGCTAACTCAAAACCATATCTTAGGATATTTTTTTCTATTTTTACGAATTCACAGAAACTAAATACTATTATAAATATGAAAAAAGCACCGTTTATACTATTTCTCTTGATTATATCTCTTAGCAGTTGTGGAGATAAAGAGAAAGAAAGAAGAGCACAGGAGGTTCGAGACAGCCTTCAACAAGTTTTAGATAGAAATAGCGAGATAAGAGATTCATTGGAGAGAGTAAGGATAGATTCTCTATCTATATTTGCATGGGGAGATGCCAAGTTTGGTATGTCACAAAGTGAAGCGTTAAAAACGAATGCGTTGAGTGGATCAACGAAGTATAAAAATGAACTTTGGATCGAGTTTGAGAAGCGCTATATTGAAGACGTTTTTATGAGTGATGGGAAAGTGTATTTTAAAATGGATGAACTTTATCGGGTAGAGTTTAAAACTCTTAACAAGAAAGCTAATTATATTGATGATCTAGAGGCTAATGCTCGGCGTATATCGTATAGATTTGTGGAAAAATATGGGAGACCAAGTTATTCTTTGGATAAAAATATTGGTATATTAGATTTTGATAATGGTAAAGAGTTTTTGTTCCAGAAATGGGAAATTGGTGATAAGGAGATATTGATAGGCTTTGGAGAAGTGTATGAAGGGAGTGAATATTATCTTAAAATAGTCGTCACGAATAATAAATTTCCAGCAAAGAGTGACCCTGAAGAGATAAAAAGAAATGAAGAACGAAAAAAGGAGGCAGAAGAAAAAAGGAAGTATCAATATTAGTTTTGATTAAAAAGACGTATAAAGGTGCCCGAGAGGCACCTTTTTTATTGGATACATGCCTTTTCACAACAATAAAGCCATTGTCATTTATTGCTTTTAAAAGAAATCCTTTTGATGATAAAATCTCTGTTTATTTGCAATAAAAAGACTTATGGCAAATCTGTATTTTGATGCATCTGCTGATTATGACGCGGTTGTAAAGTTAAGAAGCGAAATTGCGAAACTTGAAGCGCAATTAAAGAAACTTGATGCAAATAAATCTCCCGAAATGGTTAGGGATTTAGAGATGCAATTGAGTAGTGCAAAACAACAAATGAATGGGCTAACAACTGTTGCAGCCCAAACTGCTGCAGTATTAGAATCGGAGTTTAGGCAGAGTATAGTTGATGCTGCTTCGGAATCAGCCTTATCTCTTGAAGAACTTAGAAAGGAATATGAAAAATATAGGGGAGAAGTAAAAAGCACAATTGCTTCTAATCTGGATTTGGGAAATTCATTGGGGATTATAGAAAAACTGCTTGGAAAGTCAAATAAATCAAGCTGGGTTAAAGAGATCTTTACCGAGTCAATAAGAGTACGCGAACAGTTTCGGCTAATAGAGCAATCCATGCAAACGCTATTAGGTAGCGAACAGAAAGTAGAATCTTTGATGAGCAATGTCAAAGAATATACCAAAACTTCACCTTTTGAGTTGAAAGATATTCATTCTGCTACAGAGAACATGCTAAGTGGCAGTGTTAATCCAGATGAGATAGTGACATATCTAAATGCAATTGGTGATGTTGCTATGGGGCAAAGCGAGAAGTTCAGAACACTGACCCAAGCATTTTCTGAGGTTTCATCCGTTGGTATATTGACAGAGCAAACCCTGAACCAAATGATTAACTCAGGTTTTAATCCGTTGACAGTTATTGCCCAGGAAACCGGGACTACAATCGAGCAGTTGAAGAACCAAATGTACGAAGGTGCTATTTCTGCCGATACTATACAACAAGCATTTATAAATGCATCGAGTGCGGGCGGTGAATTTCACAATAAGGCTGCAGAATCTATGGGGACTTTACCGGCACAACTTGCTGTACTAAATAATGCATTAGATACCATCTTTAACTCTGTGGGCAAGCAAACTGAGGGACTTGCGGCTGCAGTAGTGCAGCCAATTGCGAGTATGGCTCAAGCTCTAGCTTCTTTAGAAGGAGTTATACCAGGATTGGTTGCGGCTTATGGAGCATACCACGTAGCCGTATTGATAGTAACGGCAGCTGAAAGATTGAAAAATCTGGCAACATTGGCGCAAATAGCAGGTATGACCACTATGCAAGCAATCATGGATGTGTTAAGAGCTAAAATGGCATTATTAAACAAAACAATGCTTGCTAATCCATTTGTGTTGGTTACTACTCTTGTTGTGGGTGCCGTAGCTGCCATGTGGTCTTTATCTGATGGTACTACAGCCGCTGAAAAGGCAACTAGAAGATTTAATAAAGAGCAAGAAAATTATAAAAAAATACAGGAAGAGCGTCAGCAAACTATCGAAGGACTGATTCGTATAATTCAAGATGAAACGGAAACAGAGTTTGCGAAAATTGACGCGTACGAAAAACTCAAAACGTTGTCCCCGGCTTTGGTTGCTGCTTATTCTCGTGAGAAATTGGAGACTTTGGAACTAACTGAAGTTAACAAGAAATTAAATAAAATAAGAGATGAGGATAACTATAATAACACTCTATCAAATATTGATCGGTTAACTAAATCCATTAAGCAATTAAAAGAAGAACATGGGAAATATGTTGGTACAGCAGCAAATGGGCAGCCTATCATAAGAGATAATAGTTTTGCTATACGAAAAGAAGAAGAAAATTTAGGGAATTATAGAAAGCTATTATTTGAGTATGATCGCTTACAGAAAGAAGCAATAGAGAGAGCAAAACCTATTGAGACGCGTATTGAAAACGCTAAAGCCGATTTAGCGCAAATAGGAGCAGAATTTAAGAAAGTTGAAGCAAAAATTGCGGAAGAGAAGAAAAAATTAGAAACTAATTCTTTTTATACTATTCCTATAGAATTGAGCTTTGAATTATATGCAAAAGATAGAGCTGTACAAGAAAAACAAAGCCAGGTTAATTCATTATTGAAAGAACAAGCAGGGCAAACTACTTATAAAGAAGACTTGGCAAAGGCTGAAAAAGAATGGAAAGAAGCAAAACAAAGATACGATACTATTCTGAAAAATAAAAAGGCGACTACCGCAGCAAGGACAGATGCACTTGATGAACTAAATGAAAAAAAGAGTGCTTATGATAAGTTAAGTGGTCTCACCTATACGCCTTTGAGCAATAAGGATGATGAAGCAAAAAGGCTAATAGATCAGCAGATTAGGTATCAGGATTTGCATGAAAAACAAACAATAGAACGAAAACGATCTTTGGAAGAAATGGCTTTGGGACTTAGGCAAATTGAGCTTGATTTGGAAGATGAAAACTCGGAAAAGAAGCTCAAACAAATGAGACTTAACCATGACATAGAACTACAGGAGTTAAAACGTGAGAAAGAAGATTTTTTGAGTAATAGGATTAGTGAAGAACGTGCACTATTTGAAGCAGATCCTAAAAATAAGGAACAGCGCTTTGATGCTTCAAAAGTATCTCTTTCGGAAGACGAAAATAACTATTTCAATAATAAACAGAACCTGACAGAAAAAAAACAGAAGAAAGAGGAAAAAACATATCTTGAAAATGAGGAAGATAGAAATGTACAAGCAATGAATCAATATCTTTCTGAATATGGAACATATTTGGAAAAGCGTAATGCCATTATTGAACAATACAATAAAAAAATATCAGAAGCTGATACGGAGGGAGAAGCCTTATCTCTCAAAGAAAAGATGAAGGAGGTACTTTCTGAACTTGATATGGAAGCAAACAAAGAAGTATCTGCTATTGGTCGCTTGTTCTCCAATATGAGTGGACAGACGGTTAAAGGCTTGCGGGAAATTGCAGATGAGGCAGAGGCTGCTTTTGAGTTTCTTAAAAATGGCGAATGGAATGAAAAGGAGGGAGAACTATTTAAAATCAGTAAAGAAACATTTGAAGTTCTTCAAAAATCTCCGGAGAAGCTTGAGTCTATAGGTGGAGAAATAGAAAATATAAGGAGCCAAGCCGATCAGTTAGAATCCTGTTTTGGTAGAGCCGCGAACGGATTGAAAAAAATCTTTTCGGCCGGCAATGACTCTAATAAATTAAAAGAAGGGCTTGCAGAACTATCGAATGGATTAAATGAAATGCAAGCCATTGCCGGATTTGTTTCTGATACCTTCTCTACATTGGGTGATGCATTGGGTAGCGACGGCATGAAGGATGCTTCTGACGGCATAAATACAGCAATGGATGCATTAGGCGGAGCTATGTCGGGTGCACAGGCAGGTGCTGCTTTCGGACCATGGGGAGCAGCGGCAGGTGCTGCAATAGGTCTTGCGAGTTCGTTAACATCTTCGTTTGCAAAAATGCATGATAAAAAGCATGAAAAGCAAATTCAAAAGATGCAAGAGCAGATAGAACTGCTTGATGAAACCTATCAGAGCTTAGCCAGGTCGATAGAAAAGGCATATTCGAGCGATGCATCGAAACTTATTGAAGATCAGAATAAAGCATTGGAACAGCAGAAAGTGCTCATAAAACAACAAATTGCAGAAGAAAAGAAAAAGAAGAAAACAGATAATAACCGGATTAAAGAATGGGAAGAACAATTGAAACAGATTGATTTGACCATAGAAGATAACCGGGAAAAAGCTGTTGATGCTATTTTTGGAGGAGATGTAAAATCGGCCATTGACAATTTTGCGCAAGCTTATGCTGATGCATGGGCTGCGGGTAATGATAAAGCGAAAACGTCCAAGGATATTGTTAAAGATATGATCAAGGGGATGGTGATGGAAGCGCTAAAGGCAGACATCTCAGCTCCAATGGAACAGATCAGAAGCAAATTAGTTGAGTTTTGGGCTGACGGTGTGATTAGCGCCAATGAACAGTCTATTATAGATCAGATGAGCCAAAACCTGATGGATAAGCTGGATCGTGAATATGCCTGGGCTGACGATTATTTGAAAGGTGATCAAGAAGATTCCTCACAAGATTCCACAAAACGTGGTTTTGAAACGATGTCGCAGGATACAGCCTCCGAATTGGAAGGTCGCTTTACAGCCTTGCAACAGGCCGGTGAAGAGCTGAAGGCACAAAGCCTTATTCAATCCGAATCGTTGGCCGGCATAAGATTTGGTATTGACCTGTCGGGTATCACTCTATTGAATATGCACAATATAGCCGATGAAACAAGAACCATATTAGCCAATTCTTATATAGAGTTGGAGGGCATCAGAGAAAATACCGGGATGATTGTAAAACCCATTAAGGAGATGAATGAAAGATTAGATCAAATAGAAAAAAATACAAGAGCCTTATGATTATTGATGAAGTAATGAAAGAAGCCTCCACATTAGGAGCATGCATGAACCTGAGCGGAGTGAAAGATTGGAAACGTTTTGTGAATCTGTTCTTTTCTCCGATGGGCAGGGAGTTTTGCGAAGCCAATAATTTCCCTACAATTGACCAGTTTAGAGCAATGAAGGGTGAAGCTGGAGACTATAATGTTTTTGTTGATTCGGGAAACATTGAGTTGAAGAATGGAGAACAAATAGCTTTAGTGGGTGACACGAATGCCGACTTATTCTTTGATGATAACAGTTCTGTTCATAAAGTAATATTGATGCATGGAGCTAAGGCCAGGATCAAAGCAACTCATTATACCGTTATTCTGCTGATTAATATGGGAGAATGCGAAGTGGAGATAGAAAAGGACGAAACGGTGAAAATATTGTGAGCGTAATTTGGATCAATCTGAGGCTATAATGTTGTTTTATAACTAGTTTTTTATTATATTGAACTCACATTGTTAGATTAAAAAATTATCTTTGGCACTCTTAATGATGAAGACTAAACAATTTAACAGAAAATGAGTCAATGAAAAACTATTTGTTATTACTACTATTGGCGGTGATTTTTATTGGCTGTGGTGGGAGTGATGGTCAGGAACCTCCTCCTGGAACAGCCAATGAAAATAATTATGATGACACAGTTTATAAAACAACAGGCTGTAAAGTGAATAATGGATCATCGATAATGAGCATGCATCCGGTCTTTACAGACGAAAGCGGAAACCGTTATCTGACAGGGTCAATAAACGCTAATGGAGTGGAGACTTTCTGGATTGCCAAGTTTAAATCGAACGGTGATTGTATTTGGGAGACCATAAAAGAGCCTGCTTCAGCCAAAGGATACTCCACAAGAGGTGTCAACCCTATTTTTCAGCCGAATGGCAACATTGTTCTTTCATGTACGGTTTTCGGATCAAGTATACTTTCTGTGATTGAAACCGTTCCAACCATTATAAACGCGGGTAGTGGTTTGCCAACTTTCGTGAGGGTAAAAGAGGGCTATAAATATGTATCAATGAAAGTCTTTGAAGATTTCTTTATTTGTGAGATCCCTCAAGGCGATTTGGATATAGACCCAACGGCCTATCCTTGGGCTGCACAAATATCAAATGATGGCAAGATTCTACTTTCTGCCGCTTCTTTTAACACGCTGAGCGAATACTCATGGTTTATCAATACGGGTGAGTTCGTTACGGTCGATGACACCAAGATTGAACGTAGTAAGTTAGCCAAAGTTGAAGAGGGTTCACCTAAATGGACATTCGGTCTTTCATTGCCGGAATACAAAAGTTACGAGGCTGAGATCAAAGTTACAGGGGCCGATGTCTTGGTAAATTACATGCTCACATTACCAGAAGGAAAGACCAAGCGAATTCGCTACAAATTGGATGTTGATTCAGGGGAAGATTATAAATTAATCAATGATATCCAACTGGAAACAGCAAGCCTGCAACTTCAGGAAAATGATACTTATGAGCTGCAATTTAGCACGACTCCATTTGATGCTGCCGATCAGCGAATCAAGTGGACATCTTCGGACGAAACGGTTGCAACAGTAAACGACTTGGGCCTAATAATGGCAAAGAAAGCTGGAAAATGTGTAATCACAGCTACCAGCGCTGTTTATAATGATGTGCTCGACAATTGCGAATTGGAGGTGATTTCTCCCAAAGACGATATCCTCTTCATTAAGAAGGATATTGAGATATTGAAAACAGATGAACATCAACTTGTATATAAGGTTTATCCGGTAGGTACTACGCACGATATAACTTGGGAAAGCGCAGATCCGTCTATCGCTAGTGTAGACCAGACGGGCAAGATAAAAGGCCTTGCAGTAGGCAAAACCCGCATCAAAGCAAGTATCAAAAATGGTGAGATATTTGCAGAATGTGAAGTGGATGTTGTTTCCATTAAGAAATATGTATTTGTGGGTATTTCCATCTCCGGCGGATCAATTATCAATGGATACGCTTCAGGGAACTTTGAAGCAAGTCTCAGTAACGGATACGAAAAACCGATCCGGTATACCGGATTTAGAATTGAAGACTATTCCGGAACTATCATTCATTCCGTTTCTATTACTGATGATGGGTCAAATACACTTCATCACATGATGCGACAGATTATCAAAGTAGAGTTCAACTTGCCTGTTTATTATCCTAAGTTCATCTGGACATATACATATAACGGAGAGACATACGAGGACTATTTTAGTTACGCTGCGAATTAATTTAAATATTATATCGGACTCACATTAACGAAGTATAAAAGGGGCATCCATTTGGATGCCTCTTTTTTTTATGGTTATGCTTCATATATTCTTGTTTTACAACAATGAAACGGTTGTCATTTATTGCATTTAAAAATAATTCTCTATCAGGTAAAATCAATGTTTATTTGTCTTGGAAATAAATATAAACCAATAAATAACAATTAAATGGCAGATTTAGTAATAAATGGAAAAGACGCTTATGAAGAATGGGGCGTATGCATGGGGGAGGGCTTCATGGAGAATATTTTAATTCCTGCGGGAATGAAAGATGTTATACAAAATGAAAGCCGGTTAGAGCATGGTAAAAGAGTTATTCTTTCGAATCCTAAACTTGCGGCAAGAGATGTTACACTTGTTTTCAACATTGAAGGAGAAACGGAGGAAGATTATCTTTTGAAATTTAGATCGTTCGTGACGGAACTGCAAAAAGGAATAATTGATATAAACATACCGGTGTTGGGGGCAGAGGTTTACCGGCTAATCTATCAAAAATCAACTTCTTTTGGACAGAACAGAAACCGTACATTCTCTGCGTTGACGGTGAAAATGGAAGAATATAATCCTTCGGTAGAAGGACGGATTTAATACGAATTTTGTGATATGATTGAAATTAAAAACATACAAGGCGAAACCATATTTACGACCTCGGTAAACGAAGGTAGTATATATAGGAAGAAACTGATGTCGGAAGATTATATTCTTCTAAAATTCAGTACTGAGGCTCCTGTTCATTTTGATAGAGGGTGCTACATTGTACATAATGGGTTACGTTATGAAGTTGTTGACCTGACTTATCCCACCTACAATGCATCTACCGGTGGATATGATTATGAACTCCGTTTGGATATTTATTATTGGAAGTGGAAGAATAAAAATTTATTCTACGACAGACAAGGAAATCAGGAAGCATCCTGGCATTTAACCCGTACGCCTGATGCGCATCTCTCTGTTGTTTGTTCTAATCTGTCGTCATTGGGCTACAATTATAATGGTAGTGAATTTACATATTCAATTGGTGAGAGTGTAGATGCATCGGCAAAGTTAGTAAGCTATGATAGCACAAATATTATAGATGCGCTGACACTGATTGCCGAAACATGGGATGCTGAGTGGTGGATAGAGGATAATGTTATTCATCTGGGAAGATGCGAGTATAATACAGCTATTGATTTTGAGCAACATCACAATGTTCAGACCATGTCTCGTTCAGAAAGTAATGATAATTTTGCTACGCGTATTTACGCTTTTGGCTCTACAAGAAATCTACCGGTTAACTACCGGGAAAATAACGGAGTTGTAGTTGAGGGAGTTGTACAGAAACGCTTAATGCTTCCAACTGATACTCCATTTGTGGATGCTTACCCGGATATGCAACAGGAGCAAGCTGTTGAAGCGGTCGTAATTTTTGATGATGTTTATCCGCGACGGATAGGTACAATGTCTAATATAACGACGAAGGAATATATAGACGCAATAGAAAATGCGGATGGAAGCACTACAGAAGAAAAATGGAATGCCTACCGGTATAAAGACGGCGGATTAACTTTTTTGGAAAAGTATGTGATACCTGGCGAAGAACTGCGTATTGTGTTTACCTCAGGTGCATTGAACGGTATGGATTTTGCCGTAACATTTAATCCGGATGGTAAAAGTGAAACCGAGAGTGGTGCCCAGCTTTGGGAGATTGTACGGAGCGAAGATTATGGTATTGCATTACCTAATGACTCGTTAAAGCCAGTAGTTGGTGATACATATATATTATATGGTTTTGACACTTCGTTTGTTTCCGATACTTATCTACCGGCTGCTGAGCTAGAATTGAAGCAACGTGCTGAACAATATGTAGAGAAAAGTAAAGAAGACCCTTCGGTTTATGATTGCAAAATGAATACTGTTGCAATGATTGAGGACGGTATAGAACTCAATATTGGAGATAGGGTACAATTGCTAAACCCCGCCTATTTTGATGAGGGTGGAAGACAGTCACGTGTTTATGGGTTTGAGAAGTATCTTGATGGTTCGCAGGTTAGTTATACCGTTGGCAACACTGCAAAGTATTCTCGTTTAGCTAATGTTGAAAATGAACTGAAAGAAATTGTTTATCAGGGTAATGCATATTCAGGCTCAGGTAGCGGCGTGTATGTGATTGGAGAATATGATAAGACGACCCCGTCGGACAGGAATGTGTTTTCCTCTCTTCGTAATGTTAAAGAAATTGAGTCTCGTGCTCTTTCTCGTCTTTACGCAGACATAGCAGGAGGTCATATTACTTTCAAGGAAGGTTTTACAGCAGAGGATTTTGCTATTTTCTACAAAGGTGTAGTAAAAGAGTATTTGTCATCAGAAATATTTATTCCCGGTCTGTTAGGCGAAGGATTTAAAATCTACGATGATAACGGCAAATGGACTGCTGAGTTTGATAATGTTGTAGTTCGTCAGGCGATGACCATCTATGAACTCATCGTGTCCAAAATCCGCGCAGTCAATGGAGGACTGGTTGTATCGCCTGCAAATGGACGGATCAAGTCGGTTACAAAAACTGAAGGACCCCCGACTTACTATGTGTTGGGCATTGAAGGAGACATGCAATTTGCAGTAGGCGATTTGATCCGTTGTCAGGTATATAGCTCGAACTTGGCCCAGTTTTATTGGGTTGAGATTAAAGAAGTTGATGGTGATAGTATCTTTTGTCTCGAATCAGATTTTAACGGCGCTGTTCCGACTGTTGGTGACGACCTTATACAAATGGGCAATACTTCAAACACAGCGAGGCAGGCCGTTGTTTATATCACTGCAAGTGTAGACGGTAAACCACGAATACAAATTCTTGATGGTATAAATACGACAACCTTAACCGGAAAAAATAAAACGACTCTAGGGTGCTTGGATGGCATAACCGACTCAGACTTTCCAGCTGAATATCAGCCGCAAGGTTATGGGCTATGGTCTGAAAATGCATTCCTGAAAGGAGTCTTTCTATTGCGTTCAGGTAAGACAGTGGAACAGGAGATTAATTCGGTGCAGACTGAACTGAAAACAGAACTATCAGCTGTACCGGGACAGATCACAGCGGCAGTAAGTGGTGTGAAAACCGATGTTTCTGCACTTACTACGAGGGTTTCATCGGCAGAAGCAAAGATTACCCCGGATGCTATTAAACTGACAGTTCAGGAACAAACCACATCGATTGCCAGTGATGCGAGCTTGATCGGAAAAGGACAAATGATATACCGTGATCCGATATTCCAGTCCGGTAACAACAGCATGAACATATATAACAATGCGGGTAATGGAACGGTTGGTCTTAGTCGCGTGTCAGGTATCACTGGTAATCCAAACGGCAGTGGATACTGTATAAAAATGGTAACTACAGGTACTCCTTCTCCTAGCTGGGGTGGGTTCTATTTTGGTACTTCTACAAAGGCTAATCAGGTTTTGGTAACACGAATTATAGCCAAAATTCCCGTGGGAAGGCAAATTAACTGGCATTCAAACGCAACGGGTACTGGGAGTGCATCCAAATGGTTAACATCTCAGGCTGGTACAGGTGACTGGACAGAGTATGTTTTCAAACTTATATGTGGGGCTTCTGGTACATTTAGTAGTACTAACTTTTTTGCACTCTCAGGAGGGAGTACCCCTACTGCTTCGGCTCCGCTTGAATGGTATGTTGCATACGCCACCGTATTTGATGCAACTGGTGTAGACGACACTCCAACACGCAGTGAAATTAAAGGAGGTATAACAATTACATCTGGCGCGATTAATATATTTGGGACTGAGATTAGTTTGGCTGGAGCAGTAACATTTACTTCGCTCGCTTCGGATGCACAAACGAAGATCAATACGGCTCAAACGTCAGCTAATAATGCTGCGACTACGGCAAGTACTGCACAGACTACAGCGAATACTGCAAAAACGAATGCAGCGACTGCGCAAACATCGGCTAACAATGCTGCTAGTGCAGCTAGTGCTGCACAGACAACAGCTAATACTGCAAACTCTGGGCTTACGACGCTGAAAAACTCCCTTAAAGGCCTCGCTTATCTTGATGCTGTATCACTTGCAAAACTTGATTCAACAATCGTCGAAGGAGGGTATATTAAAACGAGTTTGATTAATGTTAATACGCTCGTAGCAAAACATATAGATTCTGCAACAGGTACGCTTAGTACACTTACCATGAAAAGCGGAGGATATATAGATCTTCCTCCTACATTTTCATCAAATCAAAAGGGAAGACTAGACCAATCTGGATTAAAACTAATATATTCTGGTGGGTCTTCGCAAATGATTTCGTGGTATGGATCATTGGGAACTTACGCGGGTAAAATTACATGCAATAATTCTAGGTTAGTTTTAACATCAGACTATGGCGTTGATATTAATAATGAATTTATAGGTGGTTCCATAAATATTGGAACTTCTAGCTTTACAAATGTAAATATCGGAAATTCCAGTGGTGTTCTTAATATAAATAGCAACTTATTAACAGGATTACCAATGTGTGTGTCGATGTATAATACTGCCTCAATGACAGCTGCTGGTAACCATGCAATAACAATGGATACAGGATTACTTATATTGACTGCTGTAGGAAGTAGTGCTAATATATATAAAATAACTCATAATAAAGCCGTAAATGGTTCTAGAATAACGATTTTAAATGCTACGATTGAGAAACCGAGAATATATTCAATAGATAATGTTTCGGGTAGCAATATTAGATATAAGTCAAGTGGTACTAGTTTTAGAATGATGGGGTATTCACACGTTGATTTAATTTATTATGGCGGATATTGGTATTTATCAACTGATTGGGGACAATAAACTATAATAAAATATGAAAAAGCAAATTGATTTTAAGCAGATTGAGGTTAAGACACTTGATGGTACTCCACAGGTGCTTGACATGGCTAAAGAGTTGGGAAATGCAATTTATGCAAAGACGATGGATTTGGGCGAGTTAGAACTTGCCCGGGAGATTTATAAAAACGGTAAGGTTGAGATTGATGAAGCGCAAGCAACTATGATCACTCATATTATTCGTGAGAATTTCCTTGCATTCGTTCAGGAAAGTATTTGCCCGGTATTGGAAAAAATATTTATTAATGATCAAAACTAAGTATTATGTTACTACAAGAAGCAAACAGAACCTTATTGGTAAGTGCCACAGTAAATAGCGGCGAATTCACATATAGTGTGGATTACAGTGTTGAGAACGGAAAAATCAAGCGTTTAAATTGTGATGTGTTTCAAACTAAAGTTCCTACAGAAGAACCAGAAGGTGAAACACAGGATATAGCACATCAAATATATCTCGGGCATATCATACTTGAATCAGGAAACAAGAATATTGTACTGATGGATTCTGCGGATATAACCACACATTTGGAAATATTCGATAATATTCTGGACGAAGCAAAAGGATTGCTGGTAGAGAAAGAATAGGAGGTAGATCATGAAGAAAAGTCCAAACTAACAAAAATGAAAAGTGAACATTGATACGATACTAACCGTAGTTAGTGCTCTCGGAGGCTATAAAGCTTTGGAATTCCTTATAACTACATTTCTGCATAGAACAACTAATGCTCGTAAGGAGGATGCTTCTGCCGATGCAGCGGAGATTCAAAATTTACTTTCTGTCATTGAAAAACTAAACAAGCAGATTGAACGATACGATGACCGCTTGAAACAACGGGATGATAAAGTAGATACTATTTACCGGGACTGGAGAAATTCGCAGAACGAGGTCCAGTCCTGGACACAGAAGTACTACGAACTTGAAATCTGGTCGAAAGAAACCGAACTTCATCGTTGTGATGTGCGGGGATGTCCGAATAGAATTCCACCAAGTGACTATTAATAGAAAGAAATAGAGATATGGTTACAAGCAAACATTTTAAGGAGTCAGAGTTTCAACGGTGTACTCCGTCTTGCTCGTTGCAGGATATGAATCAGGCGTTTATAAATAAACTGGATACATTGCGTGATGTGGCAGGTATTCCGTTGGTATTGAACTGTGCATACAGATCCCTTGAATGGGAGAAGTCTAAAGGGCGCTCAGGATCAGGAGATCATCCGAAGAGGAAAGGAGTGGATATTCGTTGTAATGACTCACAAGCTCGGTATAAGATATTGGAAGCCGCTATTAAAGTCGGTTTTCGCCGTATCGGAGTTGCAAGTGGCTTTATTCATGTGGGCGATAGTGACGATTTGCCACAACATGTTGTTTGGCTATATTAGAAATGAGAAAGGTTATTCCTATATTGGTAAGTTTTATGTTTTTATCCACAGGATGCAAAACAGTGTATGTCCCTGTCGAATCAACAAGAATGGAATATATTGACCGTACAAGGCATGATAGTATTCATATACATGATTCGGTTTTCATTCGAGAAAAAGGTGATACGGTTTGGTTAACCAGATGGCGGACAGAGTACCGGGATCGCATTCGGATAGATAGTATTTTGATTCGTGATAGTATTTCTGTTCCTTATCCTGTTGAAGTCTTGAAATCTATCGAAAAGACATTGAGTCGTTGGCAGAAAATGAAAATGGAGTTAGGTGGCATTGCTTTGGGACTTTTACTTGGAATTGCTATTTATTTTGTAGTAAAAGGAGTATCTATATTTAAAACTATGGGTTGGAAAGGATTGATTAATAAGCTATTTCATATTTAATAAGCGATTTATTCTCCAAAAACCATTTCGTTTGCCGTTTTTACGCTCAATGATACCCTTAGTAACCAAACTAACAGTAATGGACTTAACAGTTCGTTCTGACTTTCCTATGTGTGCTGCAATCTCTTTCTGGGTGGCACGAGGTTTTTCTTTTATATATTGTAGCACTGCCATTTCTTCCAAAGTGCAATCCAAAGTGCAAATATTGCACTTTGGATTATTCTCTTTAAGAGGAGTTGCACTTTGGGTTTTTGTCTCAAGTTCACTTTCTATGAGCATCGAGCGATTCTTTAGTTCATTTGTCTCTCCCATCAATAGATTGCGGAAGAAACGTACCAAGTATTCCGGATTGCGATTAACACCTTTCTGTAAATTCTGATAGTTAGCACGCACCAAAGCATTTCGGAAATACCATGAATGTTTTGCGAAAAGATCATTTTCGACATTAAATCCCATTGATCGCAAATACTGAATGGCAAATACGGCAACTGTTCGTGTATTACCTTCTCCAAATGGATGTATTTGCCATATTCCCGAAACAAATTTAGTGATATGGCTAATAGCCTGCTCCATACTCAAACCTGTATAGTCAAATGCTTTTTCCTGTTCAATATCGTATTCAATAGCTTTGCGAATATCGGGTGCTGAAACATAAAGAACAGTATCGCCTTCCAATACCCATTCTTTCTTTGTGATATTATAATCGCGAATTTTACCTGCAAATTTGAAAACACCGTCAAATATACGACGATGTACTGCTGTTAATCCGACTACAGTAAAGGCTAAGGATCGTTCACTAAGTAGTTTAGTTATATTTGCAGAGGCTTTATCTGCCTCTTCTGTCTCATCAGAGTCCTTTGTACGAATCTTCTTCGACTGATAATAACTCTTAATACGCTCTTTTACTTCATCTATAGTTATATCACCCTCAATATGTTGTCGAGCCGTTTCAATCAAATAGTCTGAAGGCTTTAACCCATCAACAGCTTGCAATCCGATAGCCGTCTGCCAGGCATAACCTTTTTCTCGTTTATGCGGTTCGCCTTGTCGGATGTATTCGTCGAAATTGGTCATCTGTATCGTTTTTTGGAGAGAATTTGTTTGTAAAGTTAAGACTTTACTTACCGATACAAAAGTTTTCAAAGATATTACCTAGTACTTGGTCATTCGTAACCTCACCAATAATATCATTCAAGTGGAATATGGCTTCCCGTATGTCTTGTGACAGGAAGTCTCCGGAAATATGCATTTCCAGTCCTTGTTGTACGCGTTGTATGGCTTCTAAAGCTTTTGTTAATGCTTCATAGTGACGTACATTTGTTACAATGATGTCGTTTTGCGTAACGGTGGGTAAATGGGCAGCTTCTATCAATATCTTCTGGAGTTGATCGGTTTTTGTACGTTGCTTTGCTGAGATGGAAATATGCTGTATGTTTTCATCGTTAGCAAAGGCGGCTAATGTCGATGTTAGTTCTTTAGCTTGTTCGGCAGATAGCAGGTCTGTTTTATTGAGTACCAGAATTAGTTGTTTATGTTCAACTAATGGTAGAATTTTGTTTGATAGTTGTTGGATTTGCTTTTCTGCATCACGACTATCAATGACCCAGAGAATAATTTCTGCCTGCTCGATTTTCTGGAAGGTGCGTTCAATTCCCAGGTTCTCAATAGTGTCCTCTGTGTCACGGATACCTGCTGTGTCAATAAACCGGAATGTAATGCCCCCTATGTTGATGGTATCTTCAATTACGTCGCGGGTAGTGCCATGAATATCACTAACTATGGCTTTTTCTTCGTTTAATAGAACGTTGAGTAGGGTTGATTTTCCGGCATTTGTTTCGCCAATAATGGCAACAGGAACACCGTTCTTAATTGCATTTCCCACGCTGAATGAATTTACCAGACGTGAAATGACACTTTCAATATTGTTGGCGAGTTTAAATAACTCGTTCCGATCAGCAAACTCTACATCTTCCTCGCTAAAGTCGAGTTCCAGCTCGATCATGGAAGTGAAGTTTAGTAATTGTCCACGTAGCTCTGCTAATTCTTTACTGAAACCACCTCTCATTTGGCTGATTGCCAGGCGATGAGTCGCAGCTGAAGTAGAGGCTATCAGGTCGGCGACTGCTTCAGCTTGGCTAAGATCCATCTTGCCGTTCAAAAAGGCACGTTGAGTGAATTCTCCAGGTTGGGCAGTACGGCAACCATTCCTGATAAGGAGTTGCATAACTTGTTGAAGAATATAGGATGAACCATGACAGGTAATTTCTGTAGAGTTCTCACCGGTATATGAATGTGGAGCACGGAAAAGGCTTACAAGTACTTCATCCACCAATTCCTCTTCATTATATATACGTCCAAATGTAAGTGTATAGGGTGGCTGATCTTCCAGTTTTTTATTGCTCTTTGCCGGAATGAAGATCTTGCTGGTGATATTAATCGCTTCAGGGCCTGAAACGCGTATTGATCCTATGGCACCACCTTGTGCGGTTGCGATAGCACAAATTGTATCTTGATTTATCAT